TCCTTTGGTTTGTTATATAGTTATTTATAACGATTTGTATAAATAGTTGTATGAAAAAAACATATTCTGGATCATGGAAACCAAAGAACCTTGCTAAGTACAAAGGTGATCCCAACTCAATACGATATCGCTCAATGTGGGAACGCAATGCATTTAGATATTTAGATACTAAAGCTGATTGGGTTAAATGGTGGAACTCAGAAGAAACCGTAATAGGTTATATATGTGCAACAGATAATAAGCCTCATAGATATTATATGGATCTCACTATACGAACTACGAGTGGTCGTACGATTTTAGTTGAGATTAAACCATCAGCACAAACCCGGCCGCCTAAGCGTAAGAAACTTAATGAGGCTTTAACCTATATGAAGAATACTTCTAAATGGAAGTATGCTCAGAAGTTTTGTGATGATCGTGGTTATGAGTTTCAAATATGGACTGAGAAAGAATTAGAGGCAATGGGTATCAAAACAATGTCATTAGGATTCAAAGCCAGTAAAACAAAGACTGGTAAAAGAATATGGAAAACACTCAAGAAAAGAGTATAAATATAAACATGGATGAAGAAGATCAAAGTGAAGGCAAGCTAGAACTATCTCTAAGAATATTGGGGAATGAAATAATAGGATTTAAAATGATGGTAGATGATTTTAAAATAAAGTTTTTACTAGGTGGTATAGCTGCGATGGCTATCATAGCATATATCATGGTAGTATTTGGACCTCAATTAATGGAGACATTTAGTGGCTAGTTTATTCGACAAGTTAGAATCAGAAGCATTTCGTAAGGGATTACAAGCACGTAGTAAAGAAGCAAACGATTGGTTTTCAAAGAATGTTGCTAAGCTTGGTAAGATTGGTTCTAGTAAAATGTTAGGTGATGATAGATTAAGAAAACAGGCTGGAGCTTCACCAGGTGATATGGTAATGTACACATATAATCCAAAGCTTAAAGCAACTTTGCCTTACTATGATACATTTCCACTAACGATTGTTGTTGGTCCTGCGAAAGATGGATTCTATGGTATTAACTTACACTATCTGCCACCTAAAGTTCGTGCGATCTTCCTAGATAAATTAAACGATGTTGCATCTAATCAAAAGTTTAATGCAACAACTAGATTTAAGATAACTTATAAGTTGCTTATGGCAACAAAGAGCTATAAATATTTTAAGCCATGCTTTAAACATTACTTGACAACAAACGTAACATCAAATATTATGAAAGTAAATGCAGCGGAATGGAACATAGCAATATTTTTACAAACAGCATCATTCAAGAAAGCCAGTGTTGGCACAGTTTGGGCAGATTCTAAGAGGGCGTACTAATGGCATTACCGGTAAGCATAGATACATTAAAGTCTACAATTAATCGTAGAGGCGGTGTAGCAAGAGGAAATAGATTTGCAGTTTATATTACTCATCCGTCAAGAGGTATGAATAGTTTACTGAACTTTAACCCCGCAACTCTTTTGAGTAATTTGATTTCAGGTGATGGAGTAAATGCTGGAGATTTTATACAAGATCCAAGAGATATGTTTTTATTATGTAAAAGCTGCACATTGCCAGGAAAAAGAATATCTACAACTGAAGCTACACATAATCATAATTTATCTAAGAAGCCTTATTCGGCTGCAACTGATGAAGTAACTATGTCATTTATAATGACGAATGATTACTATATCAAGAAGTATTTTGATATGTGGCAAGAGATGATTGTAGATACATCAGGAGATCATTATAAAACATTCTATAAGAATGATTATGTTACTGATGTGACAATACAACAGCTAAGTGCATCCAATGATGTAATTCCTGGATATTCGATTCAATTACGAAATGCATATCCTATACAAGTTGGAGCAATGGAATTAGACAATGAAAGTGAAGGTTTATTAGAAGTAAGTATTACATGGGAATACGATAACTTCAAGAGTGTTGGATTAGTAGATGGATTTGAAGATGTTCTAGGTAATTTACTAGGAATAGGAAAAAATACACTAGATACATTTAAACGATTATTTTAATTTTTAATATGGAGTAAAATTGATATGTTGCCAAAAATAGCAACCCCAAAGTATGATATGATTGTGCCCTCAACAGGCAAAACTATAACATATAGACCATACTTGGTCAGAGAAGAAAAGATATTGCTAATAGCAATGGAAGCTAATGATAATATCGCAATAGAAAATGCGGTGTTAGATATAATTAAAGCTTGTGTAGAGACATCAATTAATGTTAATAAGCTAGCAACATTTGATGTTGAATTTATATTTGCAAACTTAAGAGCAAAATCAGTAGGTGAAGGAATTAAGTTAAATCCTACATGTATTGCTGAAGATTGTGAATCAACACAAGAAGTAAAAATTGAGATTGATAAAGTATTGGTTGAAAATTTAGATACTGATAAAGATAGAATTATTAAACTAAGTGATGATATCTCAATAGGATTAAAGTGGTTAGCAATGAGTGATAGATTAGAAACAGATGAAGGTTTAAGTAATACTGATGTTGTTATTCAAACTATTGCAAGATCTATTGAAACAATTTTTAGTGGTGAAGAAATATTTAATGCAAGTGATTCTAAACCTGAAGAGTTAATAGATTTTGTTGAAAGTTTAAATTCTGATCAGTTTACTCAAATAGTTGAAAAAATATCTAACCAACCATATTTGAGTTATAAGTTTGAATATGATTGTATTGAATGCGGTACTAAGAATGAAAGAGAATTAAAAGGCTTACAAGATTTTTTTGGGTAGCCCTTTCTCACAGTAGTATAGCTGGGTATTTTAAATCTAATTTTGTGTTGATGCATGAACACAATTTTAGTTTGACGGAATTAGATGAAATGCTACCATGGGAAAGGGAAATATATATTTCTCTTGTACAGCAGCATGTCAAAGAGTATAACGAAAGGATAAAAAACAATGGCTAAAGATAATATTGCACTGTTAAACGAGATCGCTGGTCAACTGCGAAAGTTGAATCAAAACAATATCCGCGAGACATTAAGAACTAAAGAATTTCAAGATAGACAAGAAGCTATTATGGCTGGTCAGCCCCAGGCGGAAGATCAGGGTCCTTTATTTGTTGATGCTGCTGAAGACTTTAGACGAAGAGTTAAAGGTAGTGTAGCTGGTGCTAAAGTTGCTGAATCAATTACAGAGTCTGGTAAAAGAGCTATTCGCGAAAACAAAGGAGTTGAAGAAAAAAGGAATAAAGCGAAAAGCTTAGATACTTCTCAATTTACGTCAGAAGAGCATCTACTTAATATTCTTAATCTACTAAAAGATTGGAAACAAGACTTTACAACAGGTGCAAGAAACGCAGCAAGAGACGCAGCCGAGAATAAACTTGAAGGATATGGTCGAGGTATGCATCCTAATTCTATAGCAACTAGAATAAAACCTGGATTTGGTATTGCTGGTGATCCTCTTGAAGATAAAATTGATATACCTAAGCCTGAAAAAGAAAACTTTATTACTAGAAACATCAAAAAAGTAGTAGCTGCGGTTGCCATTGGCGGTAGCATGGCTATAAGCGATGTTATAAGAGGTTACAAAAGAGATGGTATTGATGGTGCTGTATCTTCATTTTTAGGTGGTAGTGCTGAGGGTAGTATGGCTAATTCAATTAGACAATCGTTTTCAGTAGGTGCTACTGGCGCAGCGGCAGGTTTTATGGTTGGTGGCCCAGTAGGTGCTTTAGTAGGTGGTATTGGAGGAATGGCACTGGGAGCAATGACTGGGTTTCTTGGAGAGAAAAAAATAAATTCGTGGATGGATGAAGCTGGAAAAAATATTAAAGATGCATATAATGATATGAAAGAATCCTGGGGTCCAGTTGTTACAAAAATATCTAATTGGCTTTATACGCCAGGTGAAGGTACAGCTGCAACTGGTGGGTTTAAGTCAAAAATGTTTGGTGGTTTAATAGAATGGAATCCAGCTAAACAAAAAGGTGAAACACTCTCAGATGCATGGAAACTATTAGTCCAGAAAATGTCAACTATGCCAGGTAGATTTGCTGATTGGCTTGAAAATGATTTAAGAAATGCTCCAGATGCAGCCAGTCGAAAGCTTGCAGATTTTCTTTTTGGTAAAACTGATGCAGCTAAAGCAACAATAGTTAGGAATAATAAATTTGATCGTGATAATTTTCTTATGAATCCAGAAGAAGCACCTGGGTATGTAACAAAACAAAGATTACAAGAGCAAATTAATGCAAAAATACTTGCAGCTCCAGGTTTTGATGCAAAGGGTGATTATATCGGTGGCTATGTCGGAATGAGGTCAAAATCAATGAATGAGCATATTAATATGCTTCAAAATGTTGGCAATGTTGATCCTGCAGGTAAAGAAATTAAAACACCAAAAATAAGTGATGCAATTGAAGGTACTGTGATTGAAGGTTTCTTAGATAATATGAGAACTAAGTATTTAGATTTACAAGAGTATAGAAGGTTAAACCAAATCGAGACTATTCCATCTGGATATCAAGGTGGTGGTGCTAATATAATTAATGGTCAAAATGATCAGTCTACTACTGTAATTAGTACTACAATTAATAATGAGAAAAAGCCTGGTGCTCGTGCTGGTTTTGGTGCTAGTGTTAATTCTGTTATGGGTGAAGACGGATTTATTTACTCCTGGTAATAAAAAAGGGGACTTTCGTCCCCTTCTTAATAACTGATTAACTCTTAAGCTTCAGCTGCTAGTTTAGCAAAATAACTCATAGTGTCATCATTGTCCGAATCCGCTCTTGCGATTGGATCTGCTGCAGTTGCAACAGGATCAGACATTGCAGGTGCATCATTAAATGGAGCATCATCTTCGACTGCTGACATTTTAACTTCCTCACCT